ACTACGCGCACGACGGGCTTGTGCAGCCAAAATGCCGGATGCGGCACTGCCAGTTTGCAGGTTGCGCTCAGTCAGACCTTGACGCGCACGGGCTTGCTCAGTCTCCAACTCTTGTTGTTGTTCTGGCGTTAGACCTTCACCTGTTGCACGACCCATTGCTTCAGCCTGCGCTTCACGGAAAGGTATGGCAGCACGACGAGACTCTTCAACACCACGCTGCATTTCTCTGTTAGCTTGGTTAAACAACAAGGTTTGCGCCAGAATGTTGGCACCGGCTGTGCCAGCACGGGTTAGATTAGGATAGCGGTCAAGCACATCACGCAACTCTTGCAAGCCAGCTTCTGCACGTTCTGCAAATCCTTCTGGCTCGCGACGCGCAACTGCGGTTCTATCTTCTAGCGGTCTAACTTGCGCAAGGCTAGAAAAGTAAGGCTCTGGCGCTTGCGACAATGCTCTAGTGGTTAGACCAATATCTCTATCAGGCATTCTTAGTCCTGTACTACCCGGACGAACACCATAAACACCGAAATCACTGGTCACATCCATTGGCTCTGGAGTTACGCCACCCGTTCTTACGTTGGGAACGCCAGTACCGTAGCTCATTAAGTCCATACGATTACCAACAGGCGTATAAGTTTCTGCCCTAGTAGGAACATCAAATCGCTCAAGGCCAGTATCCATTGGCACTGACTCAGCTCTTGTTGTCCCGCTAACAGGTTGGCTCTGGATTGTGCGCAAAATGTCTGACTGCGTAGAGCGAACTAAATCACCACCATCATCAAAGTCACTGGCTCGACGAGGAGCAAACTCAGGCAACCCCGTGTCCGGGTTAATGCTGCCAGCACCACCTGCTTGCATCAGCATGTCAGCTTCTTCAGGCGTAATGTGCGCAAGTACCGTGTCACCACGCCGACCCATGCGACGTAAGGCTTCTGCCATCAGCCTTGGGCTGCCCAACCCATTGCTACCAAACATCATTGCCAGTGTTTTCATTGAATTAACCTAGTGCCTTTCTAAGACGCAAGGAACGGGTATTCCACACATCTTGTTGTGCATCCTCTTCACCGCCGAAGACCGGCTCCTTTTGACCCACAATCGCGGCTGTCGGACTTGTGCCTACAGCGCGAGGACTAACCGACATGGGGGCTGTACCTCTACGGCCTGCAACCCGCGCAATACGCACATCCATTGGCTTAAATGATTCTTCAATTGCAGCCAGCAATTCTTCATCAGACACTTTGTCCAATGCCAATGGTTCTTCAGCAACTTGGCCTTGGCGAGTTCTAACGTCTTCGTCTGCTGTGCCAGTAACATCAACTCCCGGCAATGCTGTCACTTCAACTTCAGGCAAACGTGGCGACTCTTCAGGTGTGGCAGCACGTTCAACCAGCTCTCTACCTGTCATTTGCTCTGGCGGTCTAGTGGCAGCGGCAGGCTTACTTGGCGTAATTACTGGAATGCGTCTGCCAGTGCGAACGTCAAACCGCATTTCAGGTTCAGCAGTTACTTGAACTTCAGGTAACACATCCGTTCTTGTGCCAGTGTCTGCTTGCGCTAATGCAGAACCAAGTTGTTTGCCAACGCCGGGAGACTTAGGCTGCGAGAAGGCTTCTACAACCTGATCACCGCCAGTTTTGGTAGTCGGTTGACGCAACTGTTGCATGGCAATGTCACCTTCTCTTGCCAAGGTGCCAAGTGCTGCGCCAGTAAGTTCACCAGAAAGATTGCCAGATACTGCGGTACGTCCAAGGGCTTCACCAACATCAGCAGCAATGTCAGCAGTTGCGCTAGATGGCGACGTATTAGCTAAGCTGGTTGCACCAGAACGCGCCAACGATGCAGAACCAGAACCAAGGCCACCAAGTAACGCAGCCTCACCAACATCACCACCCGTTGCCGCAGCGCCAGCAGCAGAACCTGTAGCGCCGCCAACTGCATTAGCCAAAGCAGTTTGTGCTGTGTTACCACTTGCGCCAATCGCTGTACCAACCTTGCTGGCTACCGCAGTACCAACACCTTGACCGACAAAGGAACCAACAGCGGCTTTGCCAATGTCTTCAAGATCACCACCTTGTGAGGCAGAAACTAAGGCAGCAGTTACTGGTTGCACTGCAATCGCAGGCACACCAATAGCAGGAAGTAATTGAGGCGCAACAACCGCAATGATGGCGACTTCAGGGTTTTCAGCAACGTATTTAACTGTGTTGACGACGGCGTCACCAACTGTTTTTACAGCGCTACCAACAGCATCGACAACTTTGCCAGCAGCTTTTGTTACTCTTTTCCATGCTTTTTTAAGCCAGCTCATTTGCGCCTCCGGTATCTGGCCCCGTCTTAATTACTGCCATGTAAGAACCATCATCCATCTCTTGCAACTCATAACCCATGTCTGGATTAGGCGCAGCTTCTACAACGCCGCGATAGAAAGAAGCTGTACTTGGCTCTTCGAGAATGGTTGCCACAGTATCGAAACCCATTTTGTAACAGGCTTTCGCAAATTCGATATTGTTTTGCAAAAAGTTTTCAGGAACGTCTGCATTAAATGCTTGGAAATAACCAACGCCCGGTTGTGCTTTGTGAATGACGTAGAGCGTGTTGCCCTGACGAATAAACAGAGTGTCATCCATTTTGAGTTCGGCATTGATCATCGCAATGGCCTGATCACGGCTTAATCCAGACTCCATGTTCATTGCATCTATTGCCACAATGTCTTCAGCGCTAAGCTCTTGCTGTCGGCTGTCCACCATCTGAACCATACTCGCCTCTCAATCTAAAATGTCTTGCCGGATACAACACGATAAGCCAAATTGTCAAGCAAAAGCAGGGCTTTAAGCAAGCCCAACACGCGATTTACCCCATCTTTTTTGTTGCCAAATAGCCATTAGACTGTCAGTTATTCGACAGGTCAAAATTACGTCACGCCAAGCGATCTGGCGATTTGCTCATGTATTAGCAAATGACTATTTACCCAATCGTAAAAGTCATCTTCTTGGTTAAAGTCCAAGTCCAGCAGGTTAAAGGGATCGTTTAGGGAAAGAATGGCGGCATACCGCTGATGCTCTTGTTGGTGTATTAACAGCCAATCGTCCAAATCCTGCGGATCAGCGTCAATAATGGGGTAGCGCGGCACATAGAAGCCAGCATCGGTCAGTCTTTCCCAAAAGACTTGATGCTGAATGCCATTTTCAAACAGGAAATCACGGAGGCTGTCAGGCTCCCCAAAGATCGGGGTAGCCAGCGCATCCATGTTGAGGCTCATCTATCTGCCTTTTTATCTAAGCGGTCGAAGATTTTGCCCAACATGCCTTTGATGTCTTGGATGTCTTCCCGGTAGTCATCTCGGTTGACGTAGATCATCGGCATTTCCGAGATTCTGTCCTCGATTCTCACGATGGAGCGAGAGATACTGTTCAGTATCCACCCAAAAGCGGCTCCTGCGATTGCAAAAAGGATGTTGATTAGGAACTGAGGTTCCACGTTCATGCTCCGTAATAAGGGATTTTCTTGTTGGTTCCATTGATAACGACAGTGATATAACCTTCCGGGGCCAGCATCATACTCGGATCAGTCATCGCTGCAACATTACTGGTTGCCAGATTCGCATAAAGATTTGCAGTCACTGTCACATTTGACAATGTTGCACTGCCGCCAGTAATGTTGACATTATTGGCGTCTTGTGTGGACATGGTGCCAAGGCCAGAGACTGCCGAGTTAGCAATGGCAATGGTGACATTGGCTGCACTCGTAATGCGACCTTGCGCATCAATTGTTACCTGAGAAACGGAGTTTGCCGTGCCATAACTGCCGGGAGCTACCGCCGTGTTTGCCAAAGCAATGTTGACATTGGTATTAGCAATTGCTAACCCACCACCCGTTAGTCCTGTTCCTACCACCACATTAGCAGGCGGCTGGTTCGTCCAAACATTTGAGGTGCCGTTGTAAACAACGACATTATTATTAGCTAAGTTTGTAAAGTTGACATTGCCATCCGTACCGCCAAATACAGAGCCATAAGAAATACGGACAAACAATATGCCATTGCTTGCACTGACGTTTACAACGTCTGCAACGCGGGTAATTGCCGCTGGCGCAGTAGGTTTTGTCTTTGTCAGGCCACCTGTAACCACTGGGTTGTAATACAACTCCTCGCCAACAACCCAACCTTCACCACCGCCTGTTGTGTTAATGCCGCGAATCTCGCCATGTGTAATAACATTGCCCCATCCGTTTGTAGCAATGTTGTCAACAGAAATGCCAAGAATGTAGTTAGATTGTGTTGGGTCTAACCCTGTTGCCGGTGCCGCAAGCAATCCACCGGAAGAGCCAACACCACTGACAAACATGATGACTTGGCCTTTGGTGATCGTTGATTGCGCTTTAACTCGCACAATCTGATCTTCAAATATATAAAACTGATCACCGTTAATGCCTACCGCTAGTGTCTTTCTACGGTCATTGTTATCCCACGTTAGCTCTGCATTGGTGGGCGTGACATTGGCTAGGGTATTAAAAACAACTACGTCGGTGTCAGTTTCGCTACCACCCTCGACACGCTGCCATACAGCGCCATTAAAGACCGCCCAATCACCAACACCCCAAAAATCAATACCGTCAAGATTAGTTGTACCAGCAACAGACACAACGTAATAATCACCTTTAGTACCGACACCGGACGCAAGGGCTGGCGAATTAGTCGAGGCATCCCAAGTACCCTTATAGTTAAGCGCACCAATGATGTTGCTAAATGAGGATACGGTCTTTAACATGGCTTAGTCCTTAAAGGCCATCACCCGGAGAAATGTAAATCTGCGCAGTACCGTTGGCAGTCACACCCGTAAAGTAAGCGTTTGGCACAAAGGTCAGAATCTCATCCGTACCTGCTAACAGTGGCAAAGAGGCACCCGTTGTTGTGACTACCGCAGCATTGGTATTAGCTTCCGCAGCGGTTGAACCATAGCCTAGAAAAACCGTCACACTGCCAGCATTGATGATGCGATATTGGTTGCCACCCAAGGTGGTGGACACAGCCTGTACCGCAGCAGGTGCAGTTGCCGCTGCCGTAAAAGCAACCGTATTGCCTAGCTTGGTAAAGGCTTGTGTTCCCATGTCTTACTCCGTTACGTTAGCCCAAGGCAATGGTGGCGTGACCACTGGCGGGTTGATCTGATTGTCTATTTGTTGCTGCACTGCTGCTTCGGCTGATTGTTTATCCACACCGTTAGCCCATATCCAGCCTAGCACCTGTTCTTGCGTTAGCTGATCGTAAGGGGTGAATGTGCCTTCAGGCGCAGGTACAGAGCAAGTGCTGTACACGCTGCCGTTATAGGTGCCATCTGTGCCGGATAGTGTCCAGTGAACGGTAAACACAACGTCTGTCTGCCCGTCTGCTTGTGGATAGCAGTCCATAGCGGTCACAGACCAAGTAAATGTCGCACTCATTCTTGTACCTCCTGTTTAGGTATCTGCTCGTTAAACTGTGCTACCAGCTTCTGCCACAGAGGATGCGCTCCTGACTGTGTTGGCAGGTTGCCGATTACCTGTACGATAAACTGCGCTTCGTTTTGGTCTAGTTCGAATTTCATGCGCTCTCCTATTAACCGCAATACAACACACAAGCCACCAAGAATGAACCATCTTCATAGGTCAGTTGTGGAATGGTGTTAGTAATCTTGCCGACTGTTTTGGTTCTTACAATGTCATCTTCTTGCACTATGGCGCAGCCTGTACCGTCTGCTTTAACCAAATCACCAATCTCAGGCGTTTGTCCTGATGCCATGCGTATGACGTAGTTACCTACCGCGCCAATAAGCATATCGTTGTACACACCGCCGTCATTGCTTGGGTCTGTATTCCAGCCGACAAACACACCATATACAGCCTTGGAGTCAGGCGTGTCATTGATTTTTACCTTAACGTGTTTGTTAAAGTCGCGCTCTTGACCGCGCTCATTTTCGATAATGCCGGTGTACTCTTGCCCCTCATATTCAACTGTGGCAGTAGTTCCAACCGCGCCATTGCCGTTATATGAAATACGCTTTGGCACATCTTCTACTTCAATCGCAACCACTTTGTAATCAATCAACTCATTGATAGTTTCGAAGATTGTGCCGATCTTAACTTCTGGTCTTGACCAATCCGCAAATGCACCCGCATGTGAGCCTAAAAACGGGTTATAAGAAACAGTGTTACCGGATACGGAAATGGTTCCTTCTTCTACTGTGGCTTGTCTAAACGAAACCAACGTACCATCGTCTGTATTTCTATTTACAATAAGAGGAGGAGCTGCCGGACGGCTTACCGCTAAGTAATTAGTTCCGACTTCACAACCATCCACGCCAACATTTGCAGCAGTTTTTCCAACCAGCAAATCACCACCGCTGGTGAAACGGGCGCGTTCGGTTTTAGCACCACCAGCAGCATTGCTAAAAATAAATGCACCGCTGGTATTGTTGTCCCTGCCAATTTCCCAAAAATAAGTAGTGTCTACTGATCTAGCAAACCTCAACTGACCAGCAGTATCGGCATCACTTGTTGCAAGAACCAATCTTGTTCCTGCGCTAGTGGTTCCCAAAGCCAAATTCCCACTCGCATCCAGCGTCATTGCTTGCGTAAAGGTGATAGCGTTTCCTGCTGTACCGGAGGGGGCGTTGTACCAAGTGTGTTTACCAGAGGCTTGTTCATACATTGATGAAGCACCTGTGTTTGCGTACTTATCCCCTGATGCGTAATACCAATTTGCACCAATGTTTAATTGGCTTGCATCTGGTCTAGCCGCAAAACTGTTACCAACACGACCAATTTCTAATGCTTTAAATAAATTCCACGCACTCGGCGTTACCCCTAGCCCAAGGTTGCCAGCGGAGTCGATACGCATACGTTCTGTGCCGTCAATAGAAAAATACATAGTCGAGCTTGCTTGTGAATTAGCAGGGTCGGCTTGCAAATACATACTTCCACTGTTATCAACACCAACATTTGCATATGCACTTGTGTCAGCATCTTCTAAGCGAACATTACAAACTGCCGCTTTAAGGTGAAGTGTGGTTGCTGGGGAATCAGTCCCAATCCCCACTCTGCCGCTGGCATCAATCCGCATCGACTCAACCCCACCCTCGGTGAACGCTATCGTATCCGCAGCAGGGAAGAAGATGCCTGTATTGGTGTCGCCTGATGTCGTAATGCTAGGCGCTGTGTTGCTACCTGCTGCAAATGTGCCTGTGCCGCTGACGGTTACGTTTGCAATCTGCGCTGTTGCAATGTTGGCAGTCGTGACATTTGCCGTAGTCACTGTTGCATTGGTAATTGTCACAATGCCACTGCTAATGTTGACGTTAGCCAACGTCATGTTATTCAACGTCGTAACCGTATTCCCTAGCTGAATAGCAGTGTTGCCTAACGTAATCGTTGTGGCAAAGTTCGCGTCAAGTTGTGACAGCGGAATCGTCGCAGTAGCGTTGGCAAATGTATTAGGTACTGGCATTTAGAACCTCGCTCTCAATTCATGCTCAAATTCAAAACCGTTAATCGTAAAGGGCGTCACGCTGCCTGTAAGCGTAATGCCTAAGTATTTGCCAAACATCTTGGCATCACTCTTGTACAAGTAGTATCCACCACCCGCACTGTTTGCCGCAGCCCATCCAATCAAGGCACTTGCGTTGTTGCTCCAAGAGATTGGATTGCCAACATTATTCGTCCAAATAATTGCATTGGAGAACTCAATGGCTGGCGACTGCTGCGACTCGGAATCCACAAACGCATCAAAGATAATCGGCTCACTACCTAGTGTTGCTTCAATGCCAATCTTTAATGCCTGCTTGTCACGGATAGGATCACCCATCGGCAACAAGGCAGTTCTCAGAATCATATCAACATCATTGGTACTGTCTTCATAAAATTGATACAAGTTCTGACCTGTCGTGCCATACAGGTTGATAAAGCCATCCTTAAATGCTGGCACCACATAAAAGCAATCTGTTAACTGATTGGTAAAGAACCACTTACGCTCAAAGAACGCCGCCTGTATCCAACGATCCGTACCACCATCGTTGTACTTAAAGTTAAAGACAGCGCTCAAAATGTTATTGATTAGGCACTGACCACCCGTAATCTCTTGATTAAAGTTAATCAGCGGAAACACACCGTCCAGCGGATCACTGATCTTGGTGGTGGTTGCACCTACCAGCGCATAGACGCCATACTCGTTCATAAACAGCACGGAACGGAAGTACGGAAAGATGGCATGTTTTAGTGCCGAGCCTACGGATGCCGATACGTTGGTGTTAGTAAAAAGAGAAACGCCTGTAGTCGAATCCACCCGCACATCAGAAAAGACGTTGATGCTGTCTTCGCCAAAAATGTACAAGAAGTTGTTAGCAGACAGGATACGAGTAATCGTGGTGCGTAGGGTGGAGTCAGACAGGGTAATGAACCCAGCACTCAGATTGATAAAATCATTGTAGGTATCTGCTGCCGTATAAAACACGGTACGGTCTTGGGCAATCCAAGTACGGCCTGAGAAGGTGGCAATGTCTGTACCACTCTGATTCAAAACCGTGCAAGTCACATTGGCATTGGTGCCTGCGCCAATAATCGTTACCGTCGGTGGCGACGTATAGCCCGTACCCGGCTGCGTCACAATAACTTCAGATACTGCATTGGCAACTACCGTTACCGTACCCGTTGCTTGAATGCCACTAGCTTCATTGGGTGCGCTAAACGTCACCGTCGTGTTAGATGTCAGATAACCACTACCTGCGTTATTGATGGTAATGGTATTGATACTGCCAATGGATGTCAGATTAGCACCATCCCAAGTCTTGTAGCCTTTTGCCGGGTCAATAATCAGGGCGCGTTCATTGCGCCACTGCGTGATCATTACATTGCTATTTGAGAACGTATTGGCGGCTCCAATGTTGCCTTGAGCGCCGGTGGTAATGTTGACGTATTGCGCTGAACCGTCATTCTGGAACGCCATGACGTATTCATTATTGTTAATGTTGACCGATCCCATGAAGGTCACGTTGGCAGCAAACGCAACATTCGCAAGCTGCTGATTGCCGGGAACGATCTTTAGATTGCCATAGCCAACTGGCTGGATATTCTCTAGCCAGCTAAACTCACCGTCGCTAATCACGGTGCGGTTGTTCTTGGTGTTTACGCCTTTGAAGTCCTTAACTACGGCATAGTTCTTTTTTTGCTCTGCCGCAGCCATGTTAGTACCCCGCTGTGTAAGGTGTAGGTAATCTGCGGGTAAAGGTCGTATTCAGGGCTTCCATCACATGCTTGCTGTACTCTTGCTTGAATATCTCGGCCTCACCATAGGATTGCTCTTGGTATTTGGCGATATAAGCAGCGTAAAACGGTACAGCTTCTGTGAATGGGTTAGGCAATGTTTCTACATCGGAACCATTGACCATAGGATCAACCAACACTACCGTGTCGATCTCCATTTGGTAGGCTTGATCGGGCTTTGGGCCAATAAAAATCTTCTTAGGCCCGTACATGGAAAATCCGACCGGGCGTCCATTGTAGTTTTGCCAGTAACGTAACTGTGCGTTGAAGTCTGTCCAAGGCAGGTAATACAGCGGAATGCGCGAGT